AACTTAAATGCCAGATCGTTGCTCTGTTTCGCCCACCAATCGGCGGACTTTGCACCCTCAATCAGCGAACCGTTGACGACGGCTTTCATCGTGGCGACGGTCGGGATGGACGCTTCGAGGCCAACAGCAGCCAGTGGCCTGATCGTGGCTTCGGCTTCCACCTGCGCCAACCCCTCAAAATCGAGCGCGGTTTGAATCTGTCCGTATCCGTGGTCAATCACCGCCTCGCATTGTTTCAGGAGCGTTTTGAGCCGCCCACGCGCGAAATCGGTTACATTCCCGGCCCGGAGCTTCGCCACCAGCTCCGCCCGCATGGTGACAAGGACGGCCAGGACTTTCTTCTGTTCGCCAGCTGAAAAGCGCATCAAATAGAGTTGGCGCGTCAAGGCGCGGTCTGCAAGGTAATTATCAAGGTTTTTTGGCATTAGGAACCTCGTTGTTATTTTGGAGCGTGACGGTCGGTGCTGCTATAATTTTGTCAATAACTCCCCGTTGTTTTTTGACAAGATATTTTAAATAAAACATATTATGATCCCCATCAATAGCATCCCAAATCGTATTGAGTTGTTTTAATAATTCATCATTTATCGACTTTTTCATTTTTCTTTACTAATACCATGCCGTAATTGTTCACGCCTTCGGGAATAATTATTCCGGGCTTCTTAATGAGTCTATTTCCCTTAAATGGCCGATAGTCAACTGAATGTTGCCAGCGCCCCCATTTGCGGGTGATCTTTGTCACATCAGGATGCTGCTTTTGAAGGTGTTTAGCCATTTCAAGACGGCCATCGAATTTATCATCCTGTTTATAAAGTTCATCAGTATTACCCCCTTTCATTGTCATGGTTGTCGATTTAGTTGCGAGAAATGCATTAAAAAGAATCGTACACCACCCATCTTTTAAGGCCCTTAATGAAAGATCAGTGTCCTCATTGTATCGCCCGCGCCAGCGATAGGGAATACTGTTGTTTATTAAAATACATGAATAAATACGGACATTCATACGAAATGGATCATCTGGATATTTTTGCTTTACAAACATAAAATAGTTTGGCCCACACAAAGCGATATTTTCATATCTATCGGTAAAGTCTTCCATGGCCTTAAAAATAGCGCCATCATTTACTTTTAATTTACGATTATTATTCCAGCGTCTGAACTCTGAGATGTTATCGTCAATTATCCAATGTCGATCAAATCCCACTGTTATTGAATGCTCCCATACCCAATTACGCGCGGGAATACCGCCTTGTCCAAGATTACTGAAAGGTAAAACAAGGATTTTATGAGGATCAATGACCGCTGCATATTCTTTGAACTCCTGTGGTTCAATCACGATGTGATAAGGAACATCCATTTTTTCTAATGATTTCGATGTAAGGCGCGATTCCCATCTGCCTTTTGATATAATGTAAATAGGGTATTTAGGATCCATTATAAATATCCGTCATGTTTATTTTTTCAGCTTCCGGGAACCAGATTGACCTTGTTTTTTCCCCTATCTTTTGGCCTACCAATTCAGCAAACTTTTGTATATCGCCTTGATTCTTAAAGTGGACATGAATTGATTGAAACGCTGATAAATCCTCTTGCTTGAACTCAGGCATACCTTTCCATTCTGCATTTGGATCATCCCCAAGTCCGGGGATATTTATACCCCAATCTTGCAATGGTAAATCATCCCAACCACTCAAAATATCGAAATCCCAATCCCCAAAATTCGAGTTGTCTTTTATAATAAACTCCCGCTTCTGTTCAGGCGTTAGGCCGGTGACGATCTTTGCCGTGCATTCCTTAGCCCCGGACTTTTTAAGGGCAAGCAGGCGCATATTGCCGCCCAAAACGGTCATAGTTTCGTCAACGACGATCTCCCGGATGGACAGCATATCAGGGAACTCTTGAAGCGACTTGACAAGCCTTTCCATTTCCTTATTTCCGATCCGGCGCGGGTTGTTCGGGTTCAGCTTCAATGCCGACAGCTTCACTTGTTTGGTTTCAACGTTCATCTATTCAACCCCCATGTCCGGCATACGCGGCCCCTCGCTTCCGATTTGCGCCTGCATTTCTTCCAGTGATAAATCGCTTGCGATAAGCTCAACCTTTTGCAGTTGGTCAAAAAGAACCTGCATTGAGATTGCCCCGCTCTGCCACGCTGAAACGAGAGACGTTAATTCTTCGGGCGTGATTTCGGGGGGCAAAAATTCGCTGTTTAGTTGGATGCTGCATTCGGATGCAACACCCGCCCACTCCGAAAAAGTACGCAATGCTCCTGTAAGTCCAATACTGATTGTGGCGGAAATCGCACTTAATATGCTGCTTTCACCAGCGCGGTAAATCCTCGCCGCTTGCGCTGTTTCAGTTGATTTTTTCTCGCTGGCAAGAAGACGCGCCCCTAAGATTGCCATGTTTTGTTCGTCTGCGGCTTTGGCCTTTTCAATGGCCGATAAGCCCTGCCCTGTGTATTCAAGGTAGGTCGCTTTGGCCTGCGGATCAGGAAACACCCATGCACTTGAACTGCCGACATAGAGCTTTTCGTTCTCGTTTTGCTTTTGGTAGCCGGAAACAACAGGCGTTGGCAGGCCGGTAAAGTGCAAGCCGTGTTTGTAGTCAGCGTCAAGCCGGTAGTGGTCAAGGTTTAGATCCACGAGGTCATTCAACGGTGGATCGTCAATCTCAGGTGTCGTGTCATCAACGCCGATGAAATAGAATGGGATGAAATCAAGCGGCTTGCCGTTCATCAAGGGGAGTAAATCATCCCCGACCTGTTCGTCTTCGCCCTTGTCGTCAATGCGGAATACCCGGACGCGATAAGCGCCATTAAAGAGGTCAAGCACCCGGTAACGCGTTTCGGTCTTATGCTCAAACTCGTTGCCTTCCAACGCGGCATCTTCAGTCAATACAACCAGCGTCAAGACGGTTTGATTCCCTACCCTGCCCGTTCTCCAATTTATGATGCTCTCTGCCGGGTAAACATTCATCGACGGTCTGAGGTTCAACTTCTGAGCGTCGGCCAGGGTCATGCCCTCAACGGACTGTTGCGGGTAGTCAACGAGGATACCCAGTCGCCCGGTGGTCAGGACTTCAAGCGTCGCCCTCTGCGCGAGGATATGGAACGAAATGCCGGACATGGTAACGTCATCCAGATATGGCTCAACGGAAGGTGCAACGTCAATGACCGGGGGGCGCCGGAAGATCATTCCAGAGAGCGCCGAAATTGTGCGCCACGTGGCGTTGAAGAACTGAGCGCGGGTCTTGTATGCCTGATAATCATCCGTCGTCTGATCGGTCAATTTCGGCAGGTATCTCTCGCCCGCTGCGTGAATTGCCTTTTGGCCGGCTACGCAATCCCGGCAGCTCTGCCAGGAATCCGACATTGCATCATATTCGGGGTGCGTCTTACTGACTTGGCTTTTCGTTTCCATGTTTTCTCCTTATATTCCAACGATTTTTAATCTGCTCATTGGCCGAATAACTGGCATTTCATAGGCTATTGGATATGAAAACGCATCGCAATTTGAGACAATACAACCATTGGCAAGCGCAAAGCAACCCGTGCTTGGAACCGTTAAGCAATACACATCAGCGCTTCCGGCCTCCATGACGCTTATTACCTGCACCCCACGGGGTTTTTGCTCGGCATTCATCGGAACAATATTTGACTTTCTGATACTTGTTTGCTTTAAATTCCTTGCCACAAACTGCGCAATTTCTTGTCTCATCATCTTTCCCCGATTTTCTTCTATCGGCGGCACAACAGGCGTTGGAACAGAAATGTTTTTTATAAGTCCTGTTTTCAGCGTCAAAAGGTTTTCCGCAATACGAGCAATGGAATGTTTTAATATTATGTAGCTTGTCTTTTGTCTTTTGGTATTGTTGCTTATGCCATTCGATTCCTTTGGGGGATGCGTGCCATTCAGGAGCCTTCGCAATGGCGCATTTAATTGCATATTGAGACTTTTCTTTTCTTCCTGGGTCTTTAAGGTGGTGCAAGGTATGTTTGCCTTTTTGCAGTAAAGCGAGGTTATCGGGTTGATTATTAGAGGTGTTACCATCCTTGTGATGAACCACGCAACCCTTTGGTATTTCTCCATAATAATGCTCATAAACAATTCTATGCAGCCGCTTACCGGCGTTCTGAAAATAGAATCCGCACAAGTAATACGGGACGCCATTAAATTCTTGCCTTTTTTCGCTAATAACCTTAACCATAAACCACCTCCATTTTTTATTGAGTGCTTATGGTTATTATATACATACATGCCGGTTAAGTCAATAGCTTTTATCCAATTATTGCAAGTTAAAAAGCGGTGATCTAAAGTGCAGCAGACATTAAGCCCATCAGAGAAAACAACCTGAACTATTTCCATATTTTTGCCCGTCATCCCTGCGTTTATATACGGAACCATAGCCCCGCCAAACGATTCAATAATCCCCGTTTCCGGTAAGGAATCAATCCTACAAAAACCGATTGACGTTTTAACGATAGTATCCCCTGTGAAGCACATATGATCAAAACCAGACCCCTTGTCCGGCTCCCCGTTGTCATCATATGCCTGCTGTTCAAGGCAGCGTGCCAGCGTGGGGCATTCTTTCGCGTTGACCCATAGCTTCCCATTCTCGAAAGCCTTGTTTGCCGCCAACACACGATCTTTGACAGCTGGGTTTGATGGATTCGCCCGCACTGTGAAGCCCGCCTGCGTAAGCAGGGAAATGTCGGACTTTGAGGCGTCAACGGTCTTTCGGCTGCCCCCGCTGGCATCCGGGTAAACGATGATCCGGTGCGCCTTTTCTTGCCAGCGTTCCTTCACGATCTTAATCAGCGCCGGTGTGTCAAATACGTCCTTCAGCTCCGCAACGGCATGATAACCGTTCGCCCGCTGAACGATAACGGCGGAGGCCATTTTCCCCACGTTGAAATCCTGGCCGATCATCAAGGGTTCGCCGTCCTGAATTGTCTCCGTGGAGTTGTGAGCGTTCCGGTTGTACGCATAAAAGACGGTTCCACTTGTCAGGTTGACAAACCGCCCCATCAAATATGCTTCAATCAGCTCTTTCGGGTAGGCTTCAAGTAGCGAAGGGATATAATCGGCGGGTAAATGTTTTGCGTTCTCATAAGTGGAGGCCTGAACCAGCGCGTGAGTTTTTGTCAACTCCGGGTTGTCCTGTAACGCCTGAACGAATTTCTTATGGCAAAAGCGGAAACCCTCTGGCGTGGTCGCAACGTCAATGCCGTTCTTCACCCCCGGTATGTTGTAACGCAGGCGGGCGATGATCTTATTCCATGCCTCTTCCGCTTTGTTTGTCGGCAGCGTGTCGAGTTCGTCAATCAGTGCGTTCCCGATTTTAAAGCCGATGATGTTTCCCGGCTTGTCCATTGACCGGCAAATCGTTGTCCCCCGGTATTGACGCCCAGAAAAGAAAGCGACTTCATGCACGCCCTGTTTGACTTCAACCTTCAGCCCGAAAGAAAACGCCACCTCGTCAATGGTCGGGTAAAAAATATCCCGGATTTGCGGGTATGTCGGCGCGAAATAACCTTGGTTTACTTTTGGGTATTCCCAGTAGTTTTTCGACATCGCCATACATCCGGTATAGGTCTTTGATGAACCAAACCCGCCCACAAACGCCCTGAACTTGTGCGGCAACGGGAGAAAGCGCCCCTGTGGATTATTAGCTTTTACAGTGATCTGCATTTTTAAACCCTACTCGCATCTTCAACTTGCACCACAACACGGACTGGCGTCGGATTATCTGGCGCTCCATCGCCCGGTTCCGGTTTCGCCCTCCACAAGTCCGGGCGGCGGTTTCCAAGCCATATAATCGCCGCCGCCGTGTCGGGCGCGTATTGTTTTGTTGTCGGAACCCGCGTCACTTCACCTTGATAGCAAAACAATTCCTCTGACGGGTGGCTGTATCCAATCGCCCGTTTATAAAGGCTTATTGCAACATTTTGATCGGCTTCCTCGCGGCCCTTTTTTATGGCGGCGCAAAACTCTGGGTATTTGTTCATCCATCGCTTAATTGTGGCGACGTTTACACCAAAGCGTGTAGCAAGGACATCATTCGTATCACCAAGCATACAGCCACGGCCCGCCAATTCGCAAAGCTCCGGCCTGTATTTTTCCGGCCTGCCTCCCGGATGCTTTTTTGGTATTCGTTTTTTTTTCGGTCGTCCCATCTTCGCCATGCTTCCATCATCCCACTCTGAAAAATGTTGTCAAGAACTGTTTAGCCTCATCATCACCAGCGCCGTCTTAATATCCACCCGCCGGCAGTTCACCGCGTCGTAAAAACTCATACTCTCCGATGTCAGGCCGCACATGATGCAGCGGTCAATTCTCCTGCCCATGCGATGCTCCACCGGCCCCCCGCACTTGGGGCAATGATCACCAAGACTTATATCCCCGTTGCGCTTCAATAGCGGCGAACGGCGCTTGCTTTCATGATCCCTCCGCGCCTTCGGCCTCCCCGCCATTTCAGCGCGATAAATCCGCGACTTCAGCGTGTTGACGTTGATCCCTATTTCAATCGCAATGTCGCGCAGGGTTTTATTCGGCATTTGTGTTTGTCCGCTCCCCTCCTAAGCGTTCACGTTCGATAAATCCCCGGCGTCCTTCTTTTTAATTTTCTTCCGGAGATAGTCATTTAGCTTATACAGATCCATCATGGCCGCCTCAACCTGGCGGGCGTGATCCCCTCACTTGTTGAGGGCCTCGGATAGCAAGATGATCGCGGCGTTTTCTTCCTGTGTCATGACTTCCCCTTTTCGTGCTTGTCGATGAACATCCGGATTCGGTCGATGTTTTCATCAATGGCTTTGGCTTTGGCCAGGCCCATTGTCATCCAATATTCCTTCCCGTCACGGCCCACTCCTGTCAAAATGCTGATCGTCGGCTTTCCCTCATAGGTTCCCTCTTTCACTGTGTCCGGCATATTATCCCCTTTTCTATTGCAGTAATTTTATTCTTCTGCTGTTATATCCAATCTTTACAATGTTGTTTTCGACATTAAAGCCCGTCCTGAAATTTTCCATTTCACACGTCCCCGGCAGATAATCCGGGTGCTTTCCGTCACGTCCTGCCATAACCTCATAAAGCCTTTCAAACTCTTTTTGTTTCCACTTCACTTCGTCAATTCCCATCATACACAATTCCGGCCAGCCCCCCATTGCCTGAACAACCGAATGAATAATGATGTCCGCAAATTTTACGCTTTGATAATTGCCGATCCGCTTGAGAGATTCCAAGACCTCAAGCCATGCGTCCGTTGCCCGGTTTCTTTTTGTTCCGTGAATAACCTCGATAATATCCGCCGGTTTCGGGAAAAATTTATTTGAATAAATAAGCTCCTTAAAAACTTCCTCACATTGTTCATCTGTGTATGGCTCAAGCACTTTCCAGTAAAGGTCGGTCAAAAGTTTCGACAATGTTCTGTCGTGTAGCTCACACAAGGTCGCCATATATTCCTTGAATTTTGTTTCGTTTCTCATACCGGTGGCCTCCAATCATCAAGCATTTTCACGGTTCTGATTGTTTTATCAGATACAACCCCACTTAATTCATGTGGTTTTTCGTTCAGATAACTTTCAAACTTTGTCCCGAATAGCGTTTCCGGCCTGAGATAGTTTACCATTCCCGGATCGTTAAGCCAGGACGCGCATTTGTTGTCGATAACACGCACAAAGTCTTCAAT